CCTTGTGCGCCCGTATCGCCTTTAGGACCCGTCAAACCAATTGGTCCCTGTAAGCCTTGTGGTCCCTGTAATCCTGTGTCGCCTTTAGGTCCTGCTGGTCCAGTTAAACCAATTGGTCCTTGAGGACCAGTGGCGCCCGTATCGCCTTTAAGGCCTTGCGGTCCTTGTAAACCCTGTGGCCCTTGCGGTCCCTGAGGACCTGGATTGTTGGCAATTGATGCATCTACATAAGATTCTGTAGCATATCCTTCTAAACTAGGTATGGTGGGTTTGTTCGTTAAATTTTCATAATTATTTAAAAATACCAGGTTGTCGTCTAGTTCGTTTAGGGTTAATCTTGTTCCTTTGTCGCGTCGTAATCTTAACGGCATAACCTCTCCTTATTCTACATAACCTTGTTCTACATAACCAGGTTCAATGTACTTTGATTCGTATACAGAAGTAGTCTCCTCTGGTGATTGACCCACTATAGATGATGGGATATTTGAAACATCTAGAAATCCTATCTGACTACTATTTGTTCTATATGTGTTCAATTTGTTATAGATATCGTTGTCGAATCTTAAACCATTTTTAGTTACATGTTTTAATACATCGTCGATATCCAAACCCAATTCACTGCTGATAGCATACAATGCTGCTGCTAATTGTTTAGCAACGGTGGGTGGCACGTTCTTTGAAAGTAACTTGCCATATAACATGTCAAATTTAGCAGTTTCGTAATTCATTAAGTCCAACCTCCACCTATTCCGCCACCGCTTTTTAATGGTGAGAGACCAGATAAAGCCTTTGGAGCAAATTTACCGGCTGTTGCCTCTTTGACTGATTTAATAACATCGGGGTTTGTGCTTGCCCCGTATGTCTTAGCTGGCGCAGGTTTGGCAGGTGAACCGCCACCCTCGCTTTTTGTTTCGTATGTTACGCTTTCATAACGTACACTTATTTGCCAGGCGATGGCCTCGCTTGCACTGTAGTCTAGTGTATCGTGCTGTACGTCTATGATTTTTGGTTTCCAAAGTGTAGCTACGCTTTCAGAGCCAAAAGATGCTCTATCCTCATCTGCACCGTAAAACCTTATAATTTCTATTTTGTCTATTAATACGTCTGTTTCCTGCAACTTTAATCCAAAGCCGTCGAATCCTGTTCTAGCTCCACCAGAAATTTCCTTGAAACTTCCTGTGGCCTGGCTTAGATAACTAGTCAAGAAATTTTGAAATCTGTTATCATGTGTATCATGAAATGAAATGCTTATTGGTTCAAAACTTACCTTGGTTGGCACTAACTGCCTAACGTTCCATGCGTTAACAACCTCCGTATCAATACTGAATTTCGGAAGTTCGATAGATTTCACGCAATCAAATATATTACGTGCTTCTGGTATCTTTGAACTATAAAAAGCTACTTGGAAATGATACTTTAGGCGCGGAGCCTTGTCCGCGCCTAAACCGTACCACTTCATAGCGTCAGTTAATGCCGCCATTTATGATCCTTATACTGCGTTCTGGAAGCCTTGACCGCTCAATGTGCCTTCGGTCAATGCGCCACGATCGCTACCGCCTGCTTCACCTGGGTGAATATCGGCGTTATCGTATCGGACCTGTAATGTAATCTGCATTACGTCACTAGTTGCATAGTTGTTTTCGCCATAGTTTGCGTTCTGGATAAAACAACCATTTAGGCTCCAAGTTTCAATTACCACGCCAGGCTGGCTACCGTCTAATTGTTCGATAACCATACTGAATTTGTAATCCTTGCCTGCGGCAGGAGCACTTTGTAGACCATGGTTTAACTGCTTCTGTAATTGAGCAGCAACATCACGGCTAACCGTGTTGTTCATGTCGTCTCGTAGAGTAATTGTAATTGGTTCCCATGTATGCTTTGCAGCCAAGTATGCTCGGCTGTTATATGCATCCAATGTTACTTCATCGTGTGTTAAGCTAGGGCGTGTAACGCTCACAACGTTTTGTGTGAAGTCGTTACTGCTAGCGCCACCACCAAAGCTAAACATATTCACTCTGAATCTGTATTGTAGCTTAGGCATCATGATGACGCTTGTGCCGCCTGCTGGTACGCCGAATTGTGTTAAATCTGCCATTTCTTAGTCTCCTTAGGCTATATTATTTATCAAGCTGATAACTCGCCTGTGTTGACTACTCGAACTGGGATGTAGATGAATTCAGCAGCCTTAACTGGCTCAATCGCTACGTCAATCCACAATTCGTTTCTGTCAATTCTAGCAGGTGTGTTGTTTGTTTCGTCGCAAACAACAATGAAGTCATAGATTGCTCGCTTACTGATCATGTCAGCAAGGAACGCATCAAAGACTTGTTTAGCATTAGCTCTTGTAATCTTGTCGTTAGGTTCAAATATGAACGGACGTGCAAGAGGGTCAAAGCGCTCACGTAGGTAAGCCAATAGACGACCAACGTTTACACGATCTAGAGCACTTGCAAAACTCTGCATTGTGCGTTGACCGAATACGTATAGACCTTGTCCTGGGAAACGTGTGATTGGGTTGATACCCATTCTGCTACCGTCACCGTATAGAACGTCACGTTGACCATTTGTTAGTGCTACCGGTACAAACTCGCCTTCACCGTTGATGTAACCAACGTTGCTTGCGTTTGTAACGATACCACGCTGTAGACCAGCTGGTGCAAACCAAGGATAAGCAACTTGGTCATTGTAAGCATAAGTTCTTAAAACGATATGACTTGCTGGAACAACAACGTCGTTACCATCTAGGTCGCTAGAGAAACCACTTGGGTAATAGCAAGCTGCCTGTGCGCTGTTTGATGTGATACCATCTTCACCGTTTGTAGCTGCATTATTGCCACTCATCCATGCTAGTAACTTGCTAGCTTGTGGTTGTAAACGGAATGGTGTATCTACGATAATGAACGCTGTTTCTTTACGATCAACGTTTAGCGCAATCATCTCATCCAATAGTTCAGGATATGCAGGTGCAGCGATTAGGCTGAAATAAGTCATTTCTTCTCTAATCTGCTCGTTGCTGTTTACAGCCGCTTGCATTGCACGTACTACGCTTCTACGTTGTGCCTTACGGAACATGTATGGACGACCATCTTCCATGTTACCGCTGAATGTGCTCCAGCCCTTAACAACTGTTTCACCATCACCCAGTACAACGTCACCATAAATCTTAACGTTACCTGTGCTTAGTGCGCTGTTCCATAGTAGCATACCATCTGGGTATAGTAGAGGATCTGGGCTCTCATTGATGCCACTTGCGCCACCACTACCGTTGCTTGTGTCTGCGGCTGTCATTGTTAGATCAGCAAATACAACGCCGTCTGGAGTTGTCTGATCTTTAATGTCACGCTCTATCCAAGAACCACCATCAAATACAAACACACGAGGATAGTTTTCAGGATCATCACTGTTGATCCAAATATCGCCTGCGCTTGCAGATACTGGTTCAGATGCATCAATAGTAACTGCACCACTTACTGGCTCCCACTGACCATTGGCCTTTACATATAGGTCAACGCTTAGGTTAGTATTGTACCATAATGTACCATCAGGAGTTGCACCAACAGGTGCTGTTGTTTTGGCTTCTTCGTTAGCAGAAGTCCAGTTTGCACCGTCGAAACGTCTAATTTCAAAGTTAGCAAAACCAGGAGCTGCCTTAACGTAGATCTTACCTGCAGATAATGCAGAACCAAATGCTGTTGTTGCTGCTGCGTCACTCTCGTAGAGTGGTGTTGTCACAACGCTCCACTGTCTTGTTGCGCTTGTGTATTTCTTAACAACAATGTTAGAACCTGTGTTAGGAGTTGTTGTCTTGATCCAGATGTCACCAACTGCTGTTGCACTAGGAATATTGTAGTGAGCAGAAACAAAGATAGACTTACCTAGTGTTCCTGTTGTTGCAACAACCCACTGACCTAATACCTTCTTGTAAACTTGATAGCTGCTTACTGCTGCTGTAGCAACGACCGCATAATCACCGTTAGCGCCTAGGCTTGCTAGAGGTGTCACACCCAAGCCACCAACTGTATCAGCTGTAGATGTGATAACTATAGGCTGCTTTGCTGTTGGGCTTGTCTGATATGCACTCTTCCAGCCAGTTGTACCAGTAGAAGTTGCTTCGAAAATACCCCAAACTGTGTTGGTTAGATCCAACCATAGTGTACCGTTCTTAGGGTCGCCTGCTGGCTCTACGTCACTTGGTTCTAATTGTGCTAGGTCGATATCGGCACGTAATACATACGCACGATTAGCTAGACCTAAATAGCTATATGCTGTTAACAGACCATATTCGTTTGTCTCTGCACCATGTACTGGTGTACCATCAACAACCTTAAACTGTGGTTTGCCGAATAGTTCTACTAGTTCGCGCTGACTTGTTAATAGGTATGGTTTGTTAGCGTTAGCAGGCATAGTGCCTTCTGCATAACCACTACCACTAACGTTATCTTTATTTGTCTGTGTAGCAAGAATGATAAGCGGAACAGTACCTTGGCCGCCAGAACCATATTGGCTCTCGTCGGTGACACTTACTGATACGCCTGGGGATACTAATGTAGCCATTGTTTTTCTCCTTTTTATAGGTTAAAAGTATTTACCTAAAAAGGAGAAAAAGCGGCTATTTAGCTCATATTAGTGATTTGCGTATTCAGGTTGCACCAGCATTTCCTCTACTTGACCAAACAAATTGTCCAGTGTAGAGTTATTATCTAGTACCGCATCAAAGTTAGTGTTTACCCAGCTGTATTCACTAGCATGGATTTTATGCCGTTCGAGCATATCCTTGCCTAAAGCCCAACCTATCGTCTGTGGTCCTGACATATAGTGTTTGGCTGCTTCCAACCATATGGGCTCATCACCACGTGTTACTCTAATTACCTGACCACCTGCATTTTTAATAGCGTTTATTTCGTTAGGGAAGCGACAGTCACTGATAACAACATCGTCGTTACTTTTTAGTAACCTGTGCTCTAAGCTAGCAATCCAAATATCATCGTGGAAGCCACGTCTGCAGACTTCTGTACCCCAGTATTGTAGAACCCAACGAGGAGTAATTTCTTTACCTAGTCGCTCACTCCACCACCTATCTGGTTGCTCACGCCACTCACGTGCTTCTTTAGTGCGGCCTTCTAGTAGAACTCTATCCCAGCCAAATACTGAGGCTACTGCATCCTTTAGGCTGTTAGCAAAACTTTCGCGCCTAAAACCGTGATTGTTAACCAAATAGTCTGCAATGGTATCTTTACCACTGCCAATAAAACCACAAATTCCAATGATCACTTGACGTTCTCCTCGAGCCAGGCTTTGCAGTCAGGCCAGTTTTTATAAATGTGTGCAAGGCCACCTTCGCGGCGCCATTCTTCGCAGTTACTCACTCTATCATCAATCAAGATATCACCCGGCTTGCACCGTCGCCACTTGTCGTGACTAAACGGTCCAATGAAAACAGGGATACCGGGGAAATGATCGTTTGCCCACCAGACCTTATCCTGCGTTGCATAAGGTACGGAATAATCGTGTGGGATCGCAGTTAAAAAATAAACACCTTCTGCTTTGCCTGTTGCTACTAAGTTTTGGCAGTAGGCAACCAGTTCTTCTGCACCTGGTTTAAGTGGTAGATTGCGATAAAATCGCATATCTTCTTTGAGCTTGTTCCACTCTGCCTGTGGGATACGTTCTCCCATATTCCAACGTTTGCCGAGTACTTCATAGGCCTGTGTGAGCCAGTCAGCAACAACGTCATCCATGTCTAAATAAATTTTCATACCACTAGTATATAGTAGTATGAACTATTTGTCTAGCTCTTTTTTACTTTTTAGGGGTGGGATTTTCACCAGTTACGTCAGGCTTGGCAAACCAAAGTTTGAACCATTCATCTGTACCTGGTCGAATATTGTGCTCACGTTGATAAGCACCTTTGTCTATGACGTTTTCCTGGAAGTGTTCTGCTGTTGCAGTACATGGTCCCTGGTATTGGAAATCATGTATTCCAGCTTCACGCTTTGCCTGGGCAAGGGCGGCTGGATCAATGTAGGCATCAGGAATAGTAGGATCATCCCCAGGTAGCCTAAATGTTTCTGATGTTATTCTTATTTGTCTCATTATTTGTTTAGAATGAATATATCTTGATGTATTTTTAGATAGTCTCTATCAAGTGAAAGATTTGGATGTGGTGGATTCAGATGATCATATACGCAGGTTTGATTTACAAGAAGATTTACATCAAAAATTGAAATCAAGGATTGTATACCCAGTGGCCTATGCTGTATACATTCACGCCATGATGTACCCATAAAATATAAGTTTTTTATTTCAGGATATTGTTCCATGAGTTGAGTAAAATCTGCTAGTGTCAAAAGATTTATTTGAAATTTTGACCTGTTTACGTAGGTTAAAATACTATTATCGGTTCTCCGTACACCATGTCTTTTAAAATAATTAGTATGCCATACTGATTTTTTTATTAAGCCGGTAGTCATTGTATCTATTGTTTCATAGGATGCCAATACAACCACTTTTATCTGTGGTGTACTATCCAAAAAATTAATAATGTTGTTATAAACTACCGTTGCTGTTGAATCCGCCCAGCAATCTATTAAAATTGCGGCTGACGGCTGATCCAATATATTGTGGGTGGTATCTACTTTATCCGTAACAATACTAGGACTGTTGTTTGGCTCGTTGTTTGGCTCGTTGTTTGGTCGAACCAATTCCCCTGTTTTTCTAGAACGTAGTATGGACATAATTAACCTATGATGAATCCCATAGGGGTTCCACCATCAACATAATTGATGAGATCTAGCTCTAGCTTTTCCAACTCTGCCTGTGCTTCGCTCTTTAGGTTGTCACCGTTAAGGCTAGTGCCGCCCTGTGGTCCAGCAATAGTAGCAAACTTGCTACGAGCTTCACCTAGTATGAATTTGGCACTGGCAAAAGCGTAGTCACGTATCCAGCCGCCACAATATGGGTCTGTAAATAGCTCTTCGTCATCGCGTTCAACGAAACACCAAACGTAGGCAATATCATCTGCCTTGAACTTACGATGAAGGAAAATCTTATGGTCACCTGGCATCCAGTTAAATGTCACGTAACCACCAAACATACGGGCCATAAGTTCTCGCCTGTGTGCGTACATCTCATAGTTCATTAGACCGGAGTTCATGTTAGCATTTTGTAGTAGCATATTGGTTAGGTATACTGCATCAAAAGGATCAAAACTAGATCCAGTTGGGCCTGCTCCCAAATTACCTGTATGTCGCAACAGAACTTCCCTTACAAGGACAACATTAAGAGGTAGCTGATATTCCTGTTGCTCATTCTTTAGTTCTAATGGAATGAATTTTTCAGACGTTGCTCGCTGGCTTCGTTGTCTAAATTTACGCAGTGCCTTGTTTAGAGCAAGCTCGTAATGATCAAGATCGAGCTCGACATCAACCATGCCGCCGCCCAATCTAAGTTCTATTTCCTTAATTATTTCGTCTTTTATAGCCATGAAAATGGTCTCCCAATAAACTATTTATCGGGAGACCGGATTAAAGATTGTTAAATTTTCCAACCAGCAATTGTAATATTGCTTGACCCAGTAATACTAACAACATGATTGCCTGTTGCAAGCCTCAAGACGGTGTACCGCTTGCCGTTCTTCGAGGGCGCATCAGTCCAGGGTACAAAAGTATTGTTTTTCCACACCCAGAATACTTCAGATACAGAGGGATTTAGGTTGTTACACACAAGGTCCAGGTGCCCGTCACCATTCAAATCTACTGCATCTAGTTTATAACACCAAACTGACGAGTTAATGAGACCGTTTTGTGTCGGGAACACCTGTGCCGTTATATCGGTCCAAACGGACCCAACTTTCTTCAGTGCTTGGAAGAACTGGCCTTGCCACTTTCCTGCATTGTTATATGCTATAGAGGCAATAATTTCTTTACTTCCGTCACCATCTATATCCAGTGTTGTGACATAACTGTAGGGGAAATCGCACTGGTTGAAATACAACGAACAAGTGGATCTACTAACAGTCGCCGACACAATGCTTGGGATTGGCAATTGCTGTGATGTTGAATAACTCTGCTGTCCGTTTGATTCTAGGATTGTTATCCTAGATGACCCGCCCATAACAAGATCAGGAAAGCCGTCGCCATTTAGATCAGCAGACGTGCCCACATGTTGTTCTCGGGAATATGCGTCCGTAAGGTTCAGTGGAGGATAACCGGATGCATCAACATCGTTCTGTTCCAATGCCAGCGTAATTTCACTTAAAGTCGCACCGTCAATGACATAGCTCTTATTTCTAACCGGCTGTCCCGTATACCCAGAGCAACTAGAAATATTATTCCACTGATTTATGAGATACGGGCTATTTAAAACCAATAGATCCTTTTTGTTGTCTCTATTGAAATCAGTAGCGATAACTCCATGACTGTAATCCCAAACTCTAGGCAGACTACTGCTCATATTCTGCATGCCTGTTTGTTTGTTCAAAACAATAGAGTTATAATAGCCGCAGTTCGTACCCAGGCCATCCACGCCGGTGTCACCAATATAGATGTCGTTGCGACCGTCACCATCGAAGTCTGCAATAACACCCTGCCGTGGCCATATATGATTACTTGTAACCGCTTTGAATTCCTCGCTCACAACATAGCCGTTAGATGCAGGGTTGAACAACAGAAGCACCGGCTTTGCTGTCCTAGCCACACTTCTGTAGTTAGAGTCACTTCGCATCAAACCAACGAGGATGTCATCATTACCATCCATATTGACGTCGCCTACTGCGAGTACATCATAAAAGATGTTATCACCCTCTGTGTTATTTTGGTCGAGCCCAGAAGGTTGCACTAGACTCATTGTACCAAAACTAACTGCAACATTGTTTGCAGGGGGCGCCGAACTCCCGCCGGCGCCGCCGCCGCATGCCGTCAGAAATAAACCAACTGCAACGGTCGTAATTAGCTTTTTCATTTGTATGCCTTCAGAAGAATCATGTCCTTGTTAATACGACCGTTCAACTTAGTTTCTGTTGCTCGGATACCTTTAAACCACTTTTTAGCTGCTGGCTTACCATTGCTGGTAAACTCTTTAAGCTGCTCTGCAGGTTTACGCAGGGTCTTCTGTACGCTTGCCGCAGCATCAAAGCCCTGAATACTGGTACCCTTGACGCTCAATGCACCTGCATACTGGTCCACAATGTAGATGCCCAGCTTGCGAGTCTTTGTATTGTAGACCCAGAGTTCTTGTGCACTCAGAATCTGCGTGGCGTCAATGCTCTTCAGCTTGAGCTCCGTGAACTCCTTCATGTGTTGCATCTTAGACACAACCTTTTCAGGGCTAACGGGCTTCTTCTTGCGAGGAGCCTTAGCTGGCCTTCTTAATAACACCATAGCTGTTGCAGTCAGCAATAACCTGTGTCCACCACTTGATCACAGCATTGATCTGACGCTTGCCATAATGGCTGTATCCTTCAATGATCTGACTATCTTTGGTAGTGAGCACTTCGTTATATTCTGCTAGCCGGCGTTCAGCCAAAGCCACGATAGTTTTCATATGCGCCGGCTGAATATTGTATTGCACTAGCAGATCAACTGCCTTTGGTTCGCCTTTAAATTCATTAATAGTAATGAAGTCATCAAAGCGACCTTCAATTTCGCCTGCACATTCAGCAGTCTTTTCAGCAAGACGGTCTTGAATAGTAGGCGCTTTTGCCTTAATCGCTTCTGCTTCTGCCTTGGCTCGTTCCTTTGCACCTTGTACGCTGAACCCACTCACATGAGTGTCATTCTCTGCGGCTCGGATACTCTTAACGATACTGCGAAGAGTATGAAAACGAAGCTTCAAGCCTGCGCGGCCTGCTCGAGTAATAAATCCAATAGTGGGTCCTGTACGCAAGGTACCGTCTTTAGCAAGCTCTGCCAACTTTGCTCGTCGAGGATTACGAGCAAGGAACATGCTCAGCCAGCTGTATGCTGTTTTGTAATCCTGCGTAGCATTATACCAGTTCAAAGCTCGCATAACACGGCTGGTATATTCGCTGTGACTCCATTTGTCTTGTTCTTCAATGCTCGGGAACTCTGGCTCATCACCAATATACTTGGCATCAGCCTCACGATAATGAATCTTTTTGGGAGCCTCGGCATATCGCCAGGCGATCTTACCTGCTTCTGCTTGTTTTGATGCTCGTTGTTTAGTTGCCATTTTGATTCCTTTAGAAGTTTGCGAGTTTATACTCTATCAGATTAAAAGTCAATGCCTGCCAATTTCGCCATCATGACAATTTCTGGTTCTTTGACTGCCACCCAATAAATGCGTGGACGATCTCGCCTAGGATCTGTCCAATGTGTTGCCCAGGCCCTTGGTTTGTAGTACGAGCCACGCACGTTATATTTCCAACCCCATTCTTGATCACCATAATGCTGACGCAAAAATGATTCCAATTCCTGGATCTGTTTGGCATGCTTACCGTAATCTTGGAAGCGCCAGGCATGAGTCATTCGCAATTCATTGAATAACTTATGCCGGCGGTTCAACTTAACAACCTTGGCTATCATGCTTGCACCATTACGTATGTACTAGCCTGAGCATGGAGCTCTGGGTCACCCTTGGTGAGCACTTCAAGAAGAAGCCTCTTTTCCTCAAGGTAAACACGAGCGAATTCAGGGTCGTGTTGCATGATGCTCCGGCTGTTACTGATAAGGTCAGCGAGCTTGATAGTCTGAGCTTCAGCAGGTGCCTCGGCAGTATGAGCTCGGTCCATGGCCTTACGAGTAGCGCGATTGCCATCTTCAGGTCTGCTTACGTCTGTAAGCCAGCCAACAAGAGTAGCGATGTCGATACCGAATGCCATGTGGATATCGGTAAACGTACAACCAGTGTCTTCCACAACGTCATGAAGCCATGCGGCCGCCACCATATCAGGAGTGCTACCTGGAACACTGGCAACAATGCTGGCAACTTCAGCAGGATGAACGATGTAGGGTTCGTTGGTGTACTTGCGCCGCTGGCCTACAGCCGCGTGAGCGGCCATGGCATAGACTTGTGCCTTACGCACGATGTCCATACCACTTTGTTCCATTGTAAATCCTTCCATCGTTTTCTCCTTGCTAACGTTATTCCACCCACTCAACCATTTCGTAAAAGTCCACCGGTTGACCCAGTTCAGAAGCTACAACACCCCAGGAATGACCAGCGTACTGACCAAACCCTTGTTGGGAACGAGCAAAAGCCACAGCAGACTCACGGTCAGCGAACACACCCAACAGGTCTTGTCCTTCGTAGTCCACGGAACACAGTACAGAATAAACTTGCATTTCTAACTCCTGTTTTGCTTTGCTATGTATCAATTATAGCACAGGAGCCAATTTTAGCCTATTTTTGGTTATTTTTAGCTCAAACTGTCAGGGTCCTTGAGGATTTCGAAAAAGTTGTCCTTGTAATACAAAGGTTTTAATTTTTCAAATCGCCAGGCTGAGAATTTATTTACTAAACCCTCTACCCAATTGGCAAAATCCATTCTAAACCAAAATGGATTAATCATAACCAATAATACCAATATAATTATAAATGGTACAATGGGCGCGGTAATAGCCCAGAAACATAATCTGAATTTAATGCTCATATTCTTTTTCATATTATTTCAGCTTTTGAAAAATAGTAGCCATTAAATCCAAAACGTCATCATTTTCGACGTAAAAATCAGTGGTTGGATCCCAGTATTTTCCCTCCTTGGGGTCGTAGTATAGCACCTGCCCGTTAGGGTAAGTGAAGGGCCCTTCAAGCCCACGACGGGGCTTCCACTTGGTACTTGTTTCGTAGAGATTGTATGCCATAGTATTACTTTTTAGGCTACAAGCATTTCTGCATCAACCAACAGACGATCACTGGGCTCAGAACGCCAGGGGAATTGGACGGGTTCGTCCAGAACCACAGTATACTGGACTTTGCCGCCATACTTGACACGGCTGGATTCTACAGTACCTGACACTTGTTCGCCCAGGTAAGTTGCTTTGATTTGCTCACCGTCCTTGATCCAGCTCATTTGAAGCTCCTGTTTCGTTAACCGATACATGTATTATACTACCAATCTGATTTTTGGTCAATTATTGGGTATTTTTGGTTCAGCACAGACTTGACAACGCTTGCCGTCCTTTAAGGTAAATACTACATTATGCCAAGATTAAGTTTATGGAAGAATGAAAAGACAAACGACTTCCACTTCATGGACAAAGTTATCAAAGAACAGTTCATGGTTGGTGGTACCGCTGTTCTTGTTCACAAATATCTGCAACCTGCAGATCAGGGCGTCAGTTCGGATGCAACACAGCCAAACTATGCCAAAGATGACATTTTGAATGAAACCAAAATTCAAGACCTGCTATTTTTGGAAAATAGAGACAGGATCTATGATCAGGATGTCTATGAGCTACGTGGTGTTTACAACGTAGGTGATCAGGACTTTGACCTCACCCAGTTCGGTCTATTTCTAAGTGCAGACACTATATTTGTTAACTTCCACATAAACGACATGATTGAACGCATGGGAAGAAAAATAATGGCAGGTGATGTCATTGAACTTCCGCACGTTAGAGACGATCTATTATTAGATCAAAGCAAACCTGCTGTAAACAAATTCTATGTTGTGCAGGACGCAAGTCGTGCGGCTGAAGGCTTTAGTCAGACTTGGTATCCACATATCTGGCGTATCAAAGCAAGCCCAATGACAGATGCACAGGAATACAGAGATATTCTACAAAACAAGGCAGATAACGGCGTGGATACGTTAAAAGAAGCATTGAGCACTTACCAACAAGAACTTAAAATTAGCAATGCTATTGTTGAACAGGGCGAGAGATTGGCTGCAACTGTGCTTGACGCAGATACTAACCTAATTAATCCTATAAACAAGAATTATCAAGAAACAGATAAACAAACTTACGATCATGGTGAACAAATTGACACTGGTATGAGTTTCCCACTGAACCCAAAACAAGGGGATTTCTTTATGCGTACAGACTACACACCAAACGCATTATTTGTGTATAGGGGGACTCGCTGGCAGCGTGTACAAACACAACAAGGTCCTATTGATGTTAGAGATCGAGTACTCAACGGCGCACCGTTTATCAACAATACTGCCACCACAGTTATTGGCAATCAAGAGATGCCAGAACGCCAGGCTCTAAGCCAGGTTATTAGACCTAAGACAGACATATAATGCAGTTTTTTTACGACGATCAAATTAGAAAATACCTAACCCAGTTTATGCGTATACTGGGTGGGTTCAGTGTCAAAACTGGCAAGGACAGAGATGGTGTTGAGAGCTACATCCAGGTTCCTGTGCGCTACGGTGATATTAACCGTATGGCTGCTCACATAATGAAGAACCAATCTGAAAACGCGATAAACACAGTACCATTCATTAGTTGCTACATTACAGATCTTCAGATAAGTTCTGAGAGACGACATAACCCAACACACGTAAACAAAGTACAGGTTTACGAAAAGAAGTTTGACAATGAGACAGGACAATACATAGACGGTGAAGTCGGGAACACATATACCGTTGAACGTTATATGCCTGTGCCCTATGACCTCACTGTACAAGTGGATATCTGGACCAGTAATACTGTACAAAAACTTCAGATCGTAGAGCAATTACTTGTGTTGTTCAATCCAAGTATCAACTTAAAAACAAACGACAATCCTTTTGACTGGACAAACCTAACATATACGGAACTTGTAAACGTTGTTTGGAGTGTACGACAGATACCAAGTGGGACAGACGACATAATTGATGTCACAGCATTGAATTTTACAATGCCTATATTCCTAAACCCACCAGCCAAAGTAAAACGTCAGACATTGATCCACACGATTCTCAATGAGATAAAGAGATACAAGGATGATACCATAGAGGATTGGGTGCCCACAGATCCTATACCAAATAAGCAATGGGTAGTGGTGACTTTTGAAGATCTAAAACTACAAGTGCGAATTGAAGGCAACAAGGCTGTATTACTAAACAAAACAGGCGGTGTGCTTGATGACGCAGGTAATCCAATGAGCTGGGAAGAAAAACTAAAGCCATATGGAGAACTTCGTCCAGGTATTAGTCACATTCGTTTACGTCGTGGAGATGACCCATCCGATGGAACCAGAGATATAATAGCAACAATAGATGCACTTGATCTGACACCAGGGCAAGAGAATGTTGCCTATGTCACTATAGATGAAAATAGTTTACCACCTGCATCATTACCCGCTGTCACTGCCATAATAAACCCACAGAAAGTTGCTCCAGGTAAGGGCTTACCTACAGGCCAGCTAGGACAGCGTTACTTAATACTTGAAGATGCTCCGGCGGTGATAGAATGGGGTATTACAAACGCAGAGTCTAATGACATTATAGAATATAACGGTGGTGGTTGGGTTATAAGTTTTGATAGCAGTGCTATGACCGAGGCAACGGTATTAAATACAGCAAGCGGTTTACTTTATGAATGGCGCTATGGTCAATGGATCAGTGCGTATGAGGGCGCATATAGAAACGGCTGGTGGAGATTATACTTGTGAAGCAATTTAAAGGTGTTGGTGCTATTATAGTTAGTGAGGATACAGGAAAGGTAATGACAGTCCTACGTAGTCCTAAAGAAAGCCATCCCAACACCTGGGCGTTTGCTGGTGGCAAGGTTGATAAAGATGAATCCATGATAGATGCGTTACAACGCGAGCTAAAAGAAGAATTGAATTTAACAAAAATAAAAAAGATTACCCCACTACACAAATATCAGAGCAGGAGTAAAGATTTTGTGTACGAAACTTATATCGTTTTGGTAAGCAAAGAATTTACACCAGAACTGAATTGGGAGAACACAGGCTACGCTTGGACAGATATCGACAATTTACCTAGTCCTCTACACCCAAAGACCAGGCAGATGATATCATCCAGTAGACTGATAGATAAGTTTAAGAACTTTTATCAATGGGTGGATAAGAAGAATGGCAGCAGAAATAATTCAACTTCCGGACAGACGAAGGCATAACAGAGTTAGATCAGTAGATTTACACTTCTGTTGGGATAGCAGATTAAATAATCCCTTCTTGAATAAACTATTTAAAGAAGAGGTCTGCTACGTTGAAAGGTGGTATTTACAGACCACACATCTGTTAAACATTGAAGATTTCACACATCCACTAATCCAAACACTACTAAACAAACAAGATAGTACATTAAAACTCTTAATAGATGCAACAGAAAAAGATCTGTGCGTCCAGCAAAGACTAACAGACGTTAGCACAATATTCAGTACAGAATATCAAATCAAGAAACTTACAAAATGGAGCAACAAGTGGGAGAGCTTGTTCAATTATCGGGAGAGACTTTGAACTCAAATGTTCCGAGATGACCGAGTTCTTTAGTTATATCCAGATCTAAAAAGATAGGTATACCAGCATTGCCTGCTTTTCTAAAAAATTCAATATCTTCGCCTGTATATTGACCCAGTCTAAATCCCAACTCGAACCAGGGCATGTTAATTTTCTTGAAAACTTCTGTCTTAATTAGACAAAACCCAAGTCCCATAGCTGCAACTTCAATCAGCTGATCTGTGTGTTCATCAACAAGAATCCAACTATCCCAATCGTCTAAACTATACCAGGCTGTTGGTATGATAGGAGTGACTCTTTTACTATATGCCGCGCCCACTATAGGCAAATCATGATTGACTAATTGAAAAACATGGTCAGAATTAAAAGTTATATCACTATCTATGAATAGTATATGAGTTGCTCCCCATTCCATGGCCGACTTGACCAACTCATGTCGCTGATTTACGATTAACGTACCAGGACTAATAAACAAGTTATGTTTGACATCAGATGCTGTTAAATCCTGGGCGAGGTTATAAAGACAAAAGCTGGTAGCGGTATGCATTTGGTCCCTTGCAGGAATGCATACTGCCAGCTTTACATCAAAAGATTCTTCAGAAGCAGAATCAATTAAACTCATTTCTTTTTTCTAATTAGTTTGTTGACTTTTTCTGGGCTTCCAGAAGGCATACTTGCAGATGGCTGTTTGGCCACTACTCCCACTTGCTCTTCAGCTGATGTAGTTGTTTCTCTGATAGCATTGGCAAGACGCACACATATCTGTGTTGCTTTGACATATAGATCTTCTGGTAGTCTAACCATTTTAGACATCGTTTCAAATGATGGCCTACCAACTGTCAGAATTTCAATAGCAGCCTGCTTGCCCAAACTATTAACCCAATATTCGCGCTCTGTCGATTCCCAGTTTACGATAGTTTCTGTCAATTGATTTGGATCCATTGTACGCAGATATTGATCTAGTCTATCGCGTTCTTCGCTGAGCCTACAACGATCAAATTCACCAATACCTGATGCTGTTAGATCGCTATCGATTTTTCTAATCCTGTTGACAAGTTCAATTAGATTTCTGGCTGACCCCGCACCAGATTGTGTTTGAAAATTTTCTAGTTCAAATTTACTTAAAGTAGAAAAAGGACAGCTCTTAAAAACACTGTCTAGAGCGTCCGTTGTTTTTTGTTTAGCCATAAAAATACCCCAACATATAGTTGAGGTATTTAGTGAACTGCATCTAAATATAATTTTAGTATGTGTATGGGGTTGTGCGGCCACCGAAGCGTGAACTCAAACTAATCTGCGTTCCAGCACTTTGTCCAACATAGCCACCGAGTGTACCACTCAGTGTAATGTTTTGGTTTGCAGCCGGAGCAACGTTATTGTATGCTTGACGCACACGACCCATAACGATTTCAGAACCTGTTGCTGGTAAAACTGCCATTTATAATCTCCTGTTTGTTATTTATCCGATCGAATGGGGTTGCCCCCATTCGATTTTTGGAAATTATAGAGTTGGCTTTGTGTTACCCAACTGTGCTTCCAGTGTCTTCACCTTAGCACTTAGTTCCTTAACTGCTTCGATTAGAAGAGCTGTTAGCTTATCATACTTAACAGTCTTATAGCCCTCGAAAGCAGACTCAGTTACTAGTTCAGGAGCAACTGCTTCGATTTCTTGAGCGATAACACCCATCTGGTGCTTGTTATCAATACCTAAAGCAAGAGCTGTCTCGTTAGGATCGAAAGTTACACCATTGATAGCTTCAACTTTTTCTAGAGCATCAGCGATTGGAACAATATTTGTCTTCAAACGCAAGTCAGAGTAGTAAGCTGTAACTTCACCAGTTGCTGTAATAGCGCCGGAAACTGTTAGAGCACCTGTACTTAGTGCTGCTGTTGTTGTTGCACCACGTGCTGTTACCGTTGCAAGTGTATCTGTTTCAGTATAGCTTGTTAGGTAACCTGGGTTAGTACCACCAGTTACACGACCTTTAGCGTCAACTGTTACACTTGAATATGTACCAGCAGTTACGCCACTGTTAGCTAATGTCAATGCGGCACTTGCGTTAGCAGAACCGTCAACAGACATAGAACCAGTTGC